CTCGTCCACGGTGACGGCGTGCGGCTCTGTCGCAGTCCATCTCCATGACGCGACCGTCCATCTAACTGGCGGAGTAGTTATCGACCATACCAAGGTCACTAGCTTCGACGGCAAAGAGTGGTGCGCCTACCACGGCGTCAAAGTGGAGCGCGGTATCGCCACAGTCTACAAGGCGGTCAATGACAAGTGGACCACTGATCGTGGATTCGACTATTCGCCTGGCTCGAAAACAACCTGCGACGATTTCCGCGCGGACAATTCATGCGGCGGGGGCCTTCACTTCGGCCCCACTCCAATGCATGCCTTAGCCTATTTCCGAGAGGCAACCAAGTTTGTAGCTGTGGGCGTCCGCGTCTCCGAATTACGGCCCATTCATGATCGCAACGCAACGGCTAAATGCAAAGCGCCGCGCGTGGTTCGTGCTGCAGTCGAGGTTGACATCGATGGGAACGTCATCGCCCAGTCTGCGAAGGAAGTGGCATGAACGTCCTTCACTTCCTCACTCGCGCCGACCAGCGCGCCGAGACCTATCGGCCACTGAGCAACAACGAACGTCGCGCAATTTGGGCTGCAAAGTTCTTCGGCGCAGGTCATCACCTTCGGCAGCAGAAGCCTAGGATTCGGGTGACAGTGCCTAAGGCGAAGTAACGATTATGGGGTGAATGCGCAGGCTGATGCGCACTGCGTAGTGAAAGACAATCTTCCGAACTTCAATAAGAGAGACGGTAGAAATCGACAGTGGAGATGTTCGGTTAAACCTGTCGGCTCATATCCGTGAAACCGGAAAGCCGGAGATCAGCACCGGCCACCCCACCCACTACCAACACGCCAGCGGGTAGCTGGCAGGAGATTTGAAATGTACGCACTGATCGAAACAAAAGACGCGACGCACATCGCGATCCACATCCCAGCCGAAAAAGCTGCCGAGTCGCTTCCCGCGATTGCTCGCATGCTGGAAACGAACGCGGTGTTTATCAAGAAATCATGGCGCGAAATGGAGACTACAAAAGCCTCCATGACAATCGTCCTGGGTGATACTTATGACATTGATAACAACGATGGCGAGGCGCTCAAGATCATCACAAGCGGTGACGTGATTGGTGACGAATTTGTTGCCGAAAGTCCAGAGGTGTACCGGAGCAACAAGGCGTATCGCGATAAGAAAGAAGCCGAACTTAAGGAAAAATCGCGCGAGATTGATTCGCTGAAACTGCAGATCGAGAAGCTGCAAGCGTCCTTGAAGGCGGCACTGCACCCTGAACTTGTCGAAGAACCGATCTAACCACACCGCGCCATCCGGTAGAGGGCGGAGGATTTCATGAATCAGGTTGTTCAATTCCAGCCAGCAGTCGAGGCGTATGGCGCTCGATCGCTGACCGCTGCAGACGTCCGTGCGCATGTAAACCTGATGCAGGACGTCATGGCTGAGGTGATGAGGGATGGAACCCATTACGGGACGATCCCTGGAACCAAGTCAAAGAGCCTCTATAAGGCCGGCGCCGAAAAGCTGATGGCAACCTTCCGGCTCGCTGCTAAACCGGAGGTAGAAGACTTGTCCGCTGACGGGGAGATCGCCTACCGGGTGACCGTAAACCTGCTTTCGTCAAACGGCTCCTTTGTGGGGGCCGGTATCGGCGAATGCAGCAGCAACGAAGACAAGTACGCCTGGCGCGCTGCCATCTGTGACGAGGAATACGACGTTACGCCGGAAAACCGGCGCCGCATCAAGTTTTCCAAGTGGCAGGGTCGTGTTGAGAAAAAGAAGCAGGTTCGAACCAATCCATCAGACGTCGCTAATACGATTCTGAAGATGGCCAAGAAGCGCGCCCAGGTAGATGCGGTCATTACCGCCACTGCTGCATCCGACATCTTTACCCAGGACATTGAGGATTTGCCGGATGAAGTTGTGGCCGAGATTGTAGGCCAGAACCGCGCAAGCGCCGGTGCCTCTGCCGTACAGCAGACCATCAAAGAAGGCCCGGAGCGTGACGCCGCCGATAAGGAGGCTTTGGATGTGGCAGCCATGGGTGTCGAGAAGTTCCGCGCCATGTGGGCGGGATGGGCAAAGGACAAGCGACTTCTTGTCGCCGATCTCCTTCCTAAATACCAGCAGATCGCCGAAAAGGCGGACGCGGAGAATCAACAATGATCGAGCAGAGAAGCGAAGAATGGTTCGCCGAACGCGCCGGTAAGATCACTGCGTCACGCATGCATGACGTGATGGTCGAGCGTGAGCGTGGTGAGTTCAAGTCGGGCCCGCGCAAGGGCCAGCCCAAGCCGCAGCCTCTCGCCCTAGTTAACTACGCGCATCAGTTGGCGGCTGAGAGGCTGACTATGAAGCCTCGAAAACAGGTCAAGGCTTTTGCGCTCCAGTGGGGACGAGACGTTGAGCCTGCGGCAGTCGCTGCCTACCAGGCTGAAACCGGCGTCATTGTCGAAATGTGCGGATTCATCCAGCACCCAAAGTACGACTTCATTGGCGCATCGCCTGATTTTCTTGTCGGCACGGTAGGCGGCGGTGAAATCAAATCTCCTGAGTCGCCTGAGGTTCACCTTGAAACCCTGCTGACCGGACTACCGCAGGAGCACATCGAACAGATTCAAGGCGGCCTATGGGTAACAGAGCGTCTGTGGTGGGACTTCATTTCATACCACCCCGATTTTCCCGAACAACTACGCCTTTATGTGCAGCGCGTCGAACGAGACGACGAGTACATCAGTCGGCTTGAACAGGCTTGCCTTCTCATGGAGGCCGACGTGCAGGCAATCATCAACCAAATAAATGTGAGGGCAGCATGAGCGATCTAAACAACTATTCCTTCACTGGCCGGCTGGGTGCTGACGCTGAAACGCGATACACCGGAAGCGGTACCGCCGTATGGTCTGCACGCGTTGCGATTGGCTACGGCTATGGAGATAACAAGGGAACTAATTGGGTCACGGTCAAAGCATTCGGGAAGCGTGCCGAAGGTCTCGCGAAGCTGGAACTCAAGAAAGGTACGCAGATTGGCGGAAGCGGCGAATTGCGCAATGAGGAATTTGACCGCAAAGACGGCGGGAAGGGTTATTCGCTGGAAGTCCTGGTGAATGACGTAGCGCTGCTCGGTGGCAAGCTATCCGGTGAATCGAAGTCTCGTAGCCGCTCATCTGCTCCCGCGCACGGCGGCGGCTCTGACGTACCGCCCGATGACGATATCCCGTTCGCCCCGTATCAGCGCAGGCAGCTTTGGTAATGAACGCAAAGCCCATCACCGAGGCCGACTGGCGCCTATCTGGCGAGGGCTTCATGTCCGACGCTCAGCGGCGCTTGCTCAATGCCGCGTGTGGTGATTTGGAGCAGATGCAGTGGCACGGTAATCGGTTGTCGAAAGACGACTGGCGTCACTTCATCAGCGGCACGGTGTTGGGCTGGCGAATGCTGCCAGGCATCGATATGGGAAACGGTCCCCGGGGCTTTGTAATGCTCGGTGGATCAAGTCTCAAGCTCACGCGAACGCAGGCTACAGACGCGATCACCATGGCTTTCTACATCGGTGACGAACCGCGTGAGCAAGGTCTTACATGCAATCCGGTCTACTGGTGCGACGTAGTCAAAGCCGCCCGTGGCATCCGCGACTCAGACGAGGAATTAGGTAGGAGGTGGGCGTGAGCGAGCGTAAATATTACCGACAAGAATCACGCGGCGAGTATTACCGTGACATGCAGGAAGGCTTCGGGCTTGATAACGATTCGCTCAAGACCGGAAGCCTTATGCGCATCGCCGATGCCTGCGAGCTGATGGTGAAAAACCATGATCAGCTTGTAAGCGAGCGTGATCGATATAAACGCTGGTACGAATCAGAGCGCCAGGCCCGTGAGCATGCGGACAGGCGTTGCAATTCGCTTCGCGGCGTCATCACGCGCATGAAGAAAAAGGCGGTGCAATCGTGACCTACACGAACGAGCAGATCGAGTTTCTTGCTAAGGGTTGTGATGATGCTGGCGATCCACAAGTTGCTATATATCTTCGCGCATGGCTCGCCGAACGCCAGCAGCGCGCGGTGGTGACGCCCACTGATCTAGCTCGCAAAGTGGGCGATGAATATTTCAGGCTGTGCAAATTGGCTGATCGCAAGCCAATGGCTGCCGGGTTCTGGATGGAACAATTATGCGCCGCCCTCCAATCCGCGCCATCCGCTGCGGTGAGCGTGCCGGATGATCCAGACGGATTTAGCGCAGCAATGGTGTTAGATGAGGCTAATAACTGGACATCGCGTGCTACGGGCAAGCAAATGCTGCTTAACTATGCTGCATTTCTAGCTGCTGCCGCGCCAGCGCAAGGGGAAGGGAAATGAGTGCCGTTATTCTGCTTGACGCGGATAATGCCGATCTTGTGCATGTTATCCAAAACGAAGATGACATGGAAAACAAAGTATTTTCGTCCGCTGACGCCGCAATGATGTGGCTCGAAGAAAATGCACAGGTTGGCTGGGTAACCCGCATCATTGATCTGGATGATTAATCCCATGACCACCAACAAACCGATGACGTTGGAGCAGGTGCGCGGGCAGCTTATCAAACTCGGTGCAGAAATGGCTCAACGAAAAGGCATGCCTAGCATAGATGGTTGGCGATGGCCTGCGCGTGTACCAAAGGCGCTCGCGCGCGATGCTAGGTTTGCTGAAGATAATGCCGACAGGCAGTGCGTAGATTGGGCAGCAGAAATAAAAAAGCTTGCCGATTCATTGGCTAACATCGACGCCCACCTCTCCGCCAGCAAGGAGGCGGTTGGCGAAATCTGCAAAAAGTTTGAATGCCACTACTCAGTAGTTGAGCTTTATAGCGAGGACATTCCGCCATGAACTAAGCTTTTCACCCATCCCGAATCATCGGATCAGATGAAAGAGTGCGTATGGACGTTTGACGACCTGGGGCAATATTTCACAGCATGCGGACACAGCTTCTTGTTCAACGATGGAACCCCTTCGGACAATAGCGCCGAGTTTTGCCTCTATTGCGGAGGGAAGCTCATTGATGCCGCCATGGCCGTGCAGGAGAAGGAGCATGGGTGATTGGAATCCTATTGAGAGCGCGCCGGAGAATCAGGCCGTCATGACAAAGATCGATGACAAAAATGGTATACGTAACGAGCATGTCATGAAGCGTCGCGGGCGTTTGTGGTTTTTAGAAGATGGATCCATGTATGTCTATTACACGCCAACTCACTGGATGCCATTGGAGCCGCCGAAATGAAGCTGAAGACCGTATTGGTATTTGGAGGGTGATATGGGGGCGGCGGAGAAGATTGATATCAGCGGGAAAGATTGGCTGACTGTCACTGAGGCGGCGTTCTATTGCGGCGTCAGCGAAGACCACTTCCGGCGCAAGGCATCTGAATACGGATTAGTCCCGCGCAACTTCATGGGACGTCAACTGTACGAGAAGGCTGCGCTATATGCAGCAATCCACGGAGCGAAACAATGGTCCGCGTCACCCTCTACTGGCGTGGTGAATCTGCCTACCTCAACTGGCGCGATCCCAAGCGGCAACGCCTCTCCATCGGTAAGATTAGCGCTAGAGAAGCTGAGGAGATTCGAGCAGCGAAGGAAATAGAACTCAATTATGGCGTTCGCATTATTGCGACTGCGCCAAGGCTTGGCGACTTCATCGATTCGTATCTAGAGTGGTACAAGGCAGAACACCCGACCACGATTAGCAAGGCTACGAGCGAGCTTCGCTTGTTCAAGGCCAAATATGGAACACGCCAGATCGATACCATCCAACCTACAGAGATGGTCAAGTACAAGACGGATCGACTTACCATCGATAGGGTTTCAAAGGAAACTGTGGGGAAAGAAATTCGTCGGCTGAAAGCTGCCATCAAGCGCGGCATTGCTTGGAAGCTGTTCACGCATAACCCGCTAGAGGGTGTGACCGCACCCAAGGGTGTGCGGAGTGTCGCGGTTCGGTTCTATGACGCAAAGGCGCTGAATGCCTTGTATAAGGCAAACCCGAAGCGCGCTGCGCTGTGGCGGTTCATGGCGCACACGGGACTGCGCCGCGGCGAGGCTGCCGGTCTCACCAAAGACAAGGTCGTACGTGGGAAGCTACAGATTGAGTCCGAGCCTGGCGAGAATGAGGAAGGCCGTACGAAGTCCGGCAAATGGCGGGAGATCCCATTGAACAAATGCGCCAAGCAGGCGCTTGACCAATTGCCTGACCCCATCGTCAGCGTGCACAAAGATACGCTTAGTGATTGGTTCCGTGCGGATGCCAAGAAGGCCAAGATAGGGGGTACCCTGCACCGACTCCGCCACACCTTTGGTGCAAATCTGACCATGGCCGGCGTGCCGCTAAGACGCATTCAAATCCTGATGGGGCATGCTGACTATGCGACGACAGAGAAGTACTATGCGCACCTTACGCCAGAGGGTTCGGACGGCGCTGTAAAGCTATTGGATAAGCTCTTGGTCACTGCTGTGACCACTGTGACCAAGCGTCGCGTAAAACGTCGCAAAAGAACGGTACGCATGAAACGATCCATCGTGTAAGTCATTGAAAAATGGTGCCCCCGACACGATTCGAACGTGCGACCTTCCCCTTAGGAGGGGGCTTGTCTTAGACATTAAATCAATAACTTAGGATGCGACTGAGACCAGCGTGAGACCAAATAGCCTAAAATCGAGGCCATGGGCTACACCTACGAGCAGTGCCAGTGGATCGATGACTCGTTCTACTTCCGCGTGCACTACGCCGCACAGCCCTTCTGTCGAGTGCGGGATATGGGACACGAATGGGAGATCCTGTTTGCGCCAGGCAAGGGACCGGCGAATCCAGGGCCGTACTACGCCGCCAGCTTCAAGCAGGCGAAGCGGTGGATCGATGGGTACGCACGCCACCATGAGCACAAGATCAAGGGACAGGCTATGCGCATTGGGTCGGGTGGACAGGAGCCCGACGAGCCCTGGCCGTGGCCGGATGGTTAAACCTTCTTCGCTACCGCCAGGATGTTCTTCCCAAAGAATGGATGAGTGATCACATCAAGGCATCGACTTATTGGCCATAGATATCGATCAAAGAAGCGAAGTGAGGCGTCACTAGGCTCACCGGAATTGCTTCCAATGGTCTTAAATAGCAGGGCCAGGAAAAACCCCAAAGAATCGGCATATTTAATTGATTCGATTTCATAACCTGCTTGCTCTAAATGCCGCGTAAGTATCCGCTTTGTATACCGACGATAATGTCCAACCTTGTCATCCATTGATGACCAAAGTGCATTAAAAGCTGGGACAAAGATAGCAAGCCTTCCTGTAGGCAAAAGATGTTCGCCAAGCTTACGGAGGGCTTCGATATCGTCCTCTATATGCTCCAGTACGTTGGACGTATATATCAGATCAACATGAGACGGAAGTTCATCTATAGAGCTAACGGACTGGAACCCACGAAGGGATATGACATTTCTTTGATCTTGGTCTATTTCAAGGGCTATCGGAGATATATTGCATGTATCGCGAAATATTGAGCATAGCGTTCCAATTCCCGCCCCAAAATCAACAATTGCTTTTGATCCATGCTGCTTTGCGATATCTACGAAACGATCAACAATCCATCGATTGTAGGAATGCAACGCCTTTTCGTTTGCTGTAAGCAAATCCGAGCCAGTATAATCGAAGTCCATAAGCCATCCTCGTTAGCTATCCATGCTAAAAGCATACACCAATGCTTGGCTACTGGCGAACAATGTACCACGTCATATAGGACGCGCTTGTCGTTTGCGTCGTAAACTGAATGGTAAACCCGCTTATCGATTTTGCGGACACGTAACCAGGTGGCAATGGACCCCCTACCGGAGACCAATAAACTTGGTATTGATCAGATCCTTCCAACTGTGGCAAACCTACCGAATAGGATGATGCGCCAACGCCTACGTAAACAGTACCGCGCGGCGTCTGAGGATAGCACCACTGAACATTACGCAGCATGGGGCGATAAACATGCGTTGCCATCCAGCCGCTAGCATGGTTGAAACCGCTCCCACCATACTCTCCGACGGACTGACTTCCGTCACCCCACAGCACACTATTTTTTATTGAAGGCCGGTTGAGCCGCGGCGATCCATAAGACAGATCGGCTTGGACTAAAAAGCCTCCTGCTGTACTGGTGATGCGAGGCGTGTAATCGCCGCCTGTGGCGATGATCTTGCTGCTGAAAATCGGATCACTATAGCCACCCGCATTGCTAGTCAAGTCTTGATAAATCGTTACACCATTGTTGGAACGTTCGACAACAAGATAGTAGCCACTACCTGATGGTAGTGTATAGTTGACTGTTTTGTTTAGATAAACAAGTTGATCAGACGCCCCTGCGGAAAGTGTAAATTCCAACTGATTGGAAGATGGGCGTGCGATCGCCAAGAAATCATTGCCGCCAGCGCCGAGCAACATCGTCATCGTGTTGGTCGTGTTGAGCGCATCCGCATTGAAATAGATGCGCGCTTTCCAATCCATGCACGGTTTCGTGCCGGTGATATTTTGTTGCGATCCCGATGTAACAGCTGAAATGGTTTGTGTATTTCCGATAGCGCTTGATACGGGATCGAAACCGTCGCGCACACGGCATACTTTTCGGTGAAAATCCAGCAAACCATAACCGTAGAACTTTGCGTACGTTCGTACGGCGCCCGCCGATATGTCGCGCGTGAACTGACCCGCTACGCCATCCAGGCTTGCGGGTGTTGATGGACTAGGCACAAGATTGGTCGCAAAAACGATCGTGGGCGTTTTGGGTAGATTAGCCGGATTTGTCAACCACTGCACAACGTTGGCGATAGCTTGCATTTTGATTGACGAATTGTCGTTCATGCCCCAAGCAAGAACTACCATATCGGGAGCGAGTTGCTGCACATATTGGTACCATCCCCACGAGGAATTGGTGTACCAACTGATCGATGCGTTGTAATTGTTACCAAGAAAATTGGTATAGCTCGTCCCCGAGATACTTCGATCATAAAAACGAATAGGCCCAAGCTGATCCTGCAATGCCGTACGAAGGCATTCAGCCAACATGTCACTGCGCGCGATGCTATTGGCAAAATACGTTGACAAACTATCGCCAAGCAGAACAACAACGGGGTTGTATGCGGTGTTCAACTGTTTGAGATGAATTGCCGCAGAAATATCCACATCATCGAAATCGTCAGACGGCGAGACGCGTGGAATGACCCGTTTGCGAGTTATACCCGTTACAGCACCATCGCCAATTAGCTGCGCGTCCATAACCGAAGGATTAGCGATAGACGTCGTGCTTCCGTCGACAGTAACCGAAACGTTGATGACATCTGACGCTGCGCAGGCATCGGCGAGATTGTCAAAGTCTCCCGCTGATGCAAAAGCGGATTCACTTAGTTTATCAGCCAGTGAGCGCGCAACGCCGCCCGTACCCTCATTCGTGAATACAACATCCGATGCCGGAACGCTCATTTTTTTATCCTTACCATTCGATTAAAAACATGCCAGGTGCGCCTGCGCCGCCTGCACCTCCAGCAAGGCCACCCGTTGTAGCGCCGTTACCGCCCGCACCGCCCGCACCAAAGCCGACACCGGCATGCCCGTTAGCGCCCGACGCAACGGAGGACACTAGACCACCTACGCCAAATGGCGTACCGCCGCCTGCGCCACCAAAACCAGGTGCTGGCGATAGACCTGTAAGGTTGGGGAGACCGATCGTGCCGCCTGCGCCAGCCTGCGCGCCGGTCGGCGGCGTGCCGCCATTACCCGGACCGCTATTGCTCCCGCCTGTATTGCCAATCGAACCTACACCGAAACCGCCTGGCTGCAGTGTAATGCTCACAGTAGGACTTGTACCGCTGACTGTCGTCGATGTCCCAGCCGTGCCGTTGCCGCCGTTGCCGCCCGCGGATGATCCTGCACTGCCACCATTGCCTCCCGTACCAATGGTGATCGTCAAAACTTGGCCCGGCACGACGGTGATGGCTTGCTTGTAAATGAATTGAGCGCCTGCACCGCCACCACCACCGCCTGTGGCGCCTGTGGAAGTATTACCGCCGCCGCCGCCACCGCCGCTGCCGCCACCGCAACCACTGCCATAGATCGTTGTGACGCCCGCGGGTACTGTAAACGAACCGCTCGCCGTGAAAAGCTGCTGCTTGCCTAGCACTTGGCTCAACTGCGCGGCCTGACTTGAAGCGGTGGCGGGGGCGACTTGAAAGGTATTTGCTGGATTGCCCTGCACGGGCGCCAAAGTACTCGCCGTTGGTGCACAGAAAGCGAAGTCGCCGATGTTCCAATTCTGCGCAGTGGTGCCCTCCTGGCCTCGCGTAACGGTCAGCGTGACGCCGCTGATCGCCGTTACATAGACGACCTCATAAACCTGACCGGTCGCCGCGTCATTAAGCGTTAGCGGCATCGATTGGCCTGCCGAGAGCGTCGGAAGATTGGCAGAACTGGCAAGCGTAAGTGTCGTTGCTGCGCTGCTGGCCGCCGCGGCCAGCTGAGTGTTTACGTTATTGGCAAAGATGTAAGTGGCCATGAAGTCGCCCAATAAAAAAGGCGCCCTAGGGACGCCTTGGTGGTCTCGGTGCGATATCGATCAGGAACTGATCAATACCGATATTTTCACTTGGAATGGCGTGGCGAGAAATCCGCCATCGAATATGCTCTTGAACTGCGATGAAGTAACGCCGGAAGGAATTCTTATCTGTAGGGATCTTGCGGAAAGATTCTCTTTGCTTTTTCGAGTGCTATAGGCTTGGGTGTTATAGGGAGATGAAGCAAATCGGCCCATATACCCGGTTGAAGAGCGAGTGATACTGACATTATTCAACAAGCTGATATCAGGAATGTCGGTACCGTCAACGCCATAAAGGAACCGTGCGACTCGGCGACGTAGCCATATCACGGACATTTGGCGGCCATCGCCTAGATAGGTATGCCATGTCAGCGTTCTTTTATAGAGATCGTCGTTTGCCAGGCTTGAAGAACCCGATGTGATCTTATGCCTCACACGGAAGGCTAATGTGTCATACGGGGCCGTGTTATAGGAGCCATAGGAGCGCGACGTGGAATTCGATAGGACGGGTCGAAAAATGTTGTAGAGACCTTGACCTACCCAGTCCAGGAGCGGACCAGAGATGTTGGGCGATGTATAGACGCTCAATGGCGTATTGGAAAACCAGTCAAGGTAGCCCTGCGAAATACCGTTAAAGCTATTGACGAAAGCCTGCAAATCCTCATCGTCCTGATACTCCTGATAGAGGTAGCTCAGGATGACTTGCGTTAGAGGGACCTGTGAGAACGATTCGGTCAACATATCAGCCCTGCGTGACCGTGATGCCAGTGGCGCTGATCTGGAAGTAGCTCTCTGGATCAGAGAGGATCAGGCTTGTTCCTGCCTCCGGCGTCACAACCGAACCATTGACCGTAATAGTGAATGTCAATGCCGATAGGTTCTCGACAGGTAGAATTGAGGAAACAGCTGATTGGAAGGCATTTTGTAGACCCATCAAGTTGAGCGGCTGACCGACGATAATGCCGTTAATGTAATTCATGATGGCCGTGGCGCCATCCTGATTCACCTGACCTCCTGATGTGAAACTTGGAAGATCCGTATTCCATACGGCCTGAACGCCGACGACCTGTTGCGGCGGATTCACATAGGTTAGCGTGTATTGGTTTGGGCCATCCGTAATCGTTACATTGACATTGCGAGAGGACGTGTTAGACCCAACGATCGTGGAGAGATCAAGCGTTCCCTGATAGATGGCAAAGGCTACCTGGTAGGGATCGCCGCCACCGCACAGAATTTCCCATCCAAAAGTAGATTGCAGGATAGACACAAGGCGCGGCGTTACGCCCGGAACGGCCTTGATCAGGGTTTGTATATAGTCGGGTGTACCTTGTCCAGCTATACGAACTGCTTGAATAATTCGCGAGCGGTAGTCTTGAACCGATTCCGATCCCGTGGATGGCGTCCCGGCCTGTGGATTGTTGACCGTCAGGCTATAAGGGCTAGGAACTGATGTGACTATCTGCGTGACTGAATTGGATGGAACTGGCCAAGAGCCTGATTGACTCGCCACTGCCAGCATAGGAGCCGTAGATCCACTTGTTCCGATGATGCCGCCATCCTGAATTATATATTGATTAGTACCATCTCCAACAATAAATCCAGCTGGTATGACATAGCCATTGGAATTTGTGCTGGAGATAACGACGAGAACACTCGTGTTGGTCGACTTTCCCTGTAGAATTCCCAACATAATTCCTTGTTGCGAAAGAACGAAGGCATTAGCGCCATATGGCGTCAAGCTGTTAATTGCATCCACTCTCGCTTGATCGATCATCGCCATCGCACCCACATCCGTGGACGCTATATCCTCAACCAATTCGCCGGGCAGGTTGGCAGTGTAGTCCGGATTGGTTGCCTCCACTTGTGATACTAACGTTGTCCGTAGCACTTCCGGAGGGGTGGCGACCGCGCCAGCCGAGGTCATAACTACCGGTATGGAGGTCGAATCGGTCATGTCGCAATGATCTTGTTGATGATGGCACCGCTATGCGTTACTGCCGTGACATCGTAGATGGGTGGATTACTCGTTGGACGTCGAGTTATCGTCAGAGATGCGAAATATGGCGCAAACTGCATCTGCGTGATCATCGCGTAGTAATCGGGGAAGACCTGCGTGATGACCGTTTGATACTGCGGAATCCCATAATTGGCGTAGAACGGTGACTCGTTCAGATTGAGCTTTAGGACATGGGCGAGATTTGTCAGATATACGTTGTCGTTATACCCATTGGCGTCGGTCGTTACGACAACCCAACTTAGGCTTCCGTCCGAATTGGTTATGCGCCCATAGGTCCTCATGACACAGGACCACCCGTATCCGTTGGTGTTCCTGTTCCGGGCGAATAGATATGCTTGTGCGTATCGAACAAGATGCCATCGATAGTGAAGCCGGATCCGTTAAGCGTCACGACTTTTCCGCCAAAAGTCATGGTAATTCCTGATTCATTGACCACTATGGATGACGTGCCATCTTGCGTCTGAATCACCGCACCTTGCGGCCCCGCGATATAAGCGGCATTCTGATCGACGTGCGGGAAATTCTTGCTTCCGCAGGGCACATAAACCAATGACGAAAGATTGCCGCGGCGAGTCATATTCGCCGTTCCGCCACCAAGTCCCGAAATGCCGCCAAGATAGGCATCGGCTGGCACCGTAATGCCAAATTCGCCAACCTGCGTCGGTGATCGAATCCATTGGCTTTCGGCCTTTGGAATCGTCACCTGTGGAAGCGTTAGCGTGTCATCCTGAATCTCAAAAGCAACCGTGACAATGGAGCCCGAAACGGAAACGACGCGACATGGAAACGCATAGCCTTTTGTCTGCATAATCTGCATGGCGCGACTGATCGCCTGCTGATTCTGCGTCTTCTGCAGCCAGTTCTTAAGGTAGTTGTTACCCATCAGATCACCGGAGTGCAGTTGAAAATGGTAGACCAAGCCGAGGAATCGGAAGATCGATAGCTTCCAACTTGCCTAAGCTCGGTAATCAAGAAGTTGTTCTGAAATGCGCTTTCGTATTTTGAACTGGATGGATAGGATGCAGCCGTCGTATTGACTAGCCCCGGCGCATTTTGCATACCTTGCGGCATGGTAATCACCGAGCCAAGCTGTAGGTCAGCTCGCATCACCGTTTTCATCTGCATGACCTGCGGCTCGATCCATGTCGGTTGACCGATGAGATCCGTGAAGGCGATTTGAATCGGCGATGGCTGGTAGGTTTTGTCATAAATGACAAGTTTGCCCGCCTGAATGGTGATATTTACACGCTGTTGGAAGATGCCTTCCGTAAGGTCGCCAATGTATGACGCAAATTCGTCTAGCGTATGGCAGACGTTAAATTCATCGTTGTTCAACACCAGGTTGGACCCGATGTTTATGCTGATCTGAAAATCAGGATATGCGATAGCCAAGGTTGCCTTTATGGCATCTGACAAAGGACTCCCGGCGTACCACGAAAAAGAAAAATTTCCCTGATTGTTATAGTCATACACGGCGGGAAATAACACAAAATCCAGGGACATTTCCGTGCCTTCCCAATTTCCGAAGGCTTGAAAGATGTTCCCTGCGATGATGACACCGGCTTGAGCGGGGTTCGCCAAAGGCAACCCTTTCTGCATGCCCGCCTTGATCGTCAGGTTCCGGCCAGCCAGTTGCTTGGCTTGGCTGATCATTTGAAGCGACACGCCTTCTATGGTGATCGATTGACCGCCTGCCGGCGTCCCATAGGGAAGAACTGGCATGTCAAATTCTATGTTCGCGGCGGCAGGATCATAAACTCCGCCAGGATGAGAACTCCATGTCGATAGCGGCGTTGACGATCCCTTTGGCGTGATCGCTATGTCGTAATACCTCACGATGACACCTCAAAATTTCCGGTGTCGACTCGATAAAGGATGGTCGATGTCTGAAATACGCCAGGGGCCAAGGGTATATCAAACCCAATCGGAGATCCAACCATAGCCCCCGACCACAAAAGATTGCCGAACTGATCGGACAAGGTGAGATACCAACGCTGTCCCGCTATGTTCCATGTTGCGGAGCCCGTGACATTTGCTCCATCCAGCGTAAAAACTGCCTGAAATGGCGGCGATCCGTTCGGATTGGGCAGAAATGGAATGACTGTTGTCATTGCATGATCATCGATGGCGTATAACTGGACTCAGTAACGCCAGCCAACAAGCCATTGCCGCCCGGTAATGATCCAGGCGATCCAATCTGTCCCGACCAGGATGAGGATGTAACCGGCTGACCGGAGCTCACTTTTCCGATCAGGGTACTCAGGGCGGATTGCGCCTGCCCTTGTGTAATGAGCGGAAATTCAAAGTCGAGTTGATACTCAATCTGCTTCTGATTGGTTGTGCCAGAGGTGATATCGGTCATGCCGATCAGGATGCCATTGGTATACAGGAACGCTGGTGTCGCCACATTGAAGGTTCCGCCTGCATTGATGTGCTGCTCTAGGGAGACCTGTAATGACGTCATGATGGCCAGCTTAGAAAGATAGCCAGCCTGATCCTTGACGGGGCAAATCATACGCAGGGAAACATTCTTAGGCTGCTGAATGACCGCATTCGCAGCCACCTGTTGATTCGCGAAGGGATACTTACCGATCGTGAAATTGATCAGTGTTCCGCCTGGCTCAACTAGATAGCGCGCGAAGAAATCATCCGAACTTAGGCCATTGGTTAGTATGCCTTGACCCAATGCAGCCAATTGTCCAACAAGCCCGATAATGGGCATAGCATTGCCAAGTGAATTGGCGTAGGAGCCACCAACGAGGATGATCGGTGAAACCTGAAAGGCCAGATCATAGGCCGAGCTAGCCAATGATGCGAAGGCGCCGGGCATATCAGATGCTTCCCGCGTTGGTGGATACGGATACGTTGGTGCCGGGCTTGTTGATGACCGTAACCTTCGTGCCTTGAGCCTGGTTCTTGGCTAGAAGCTTTAGAACCCGATCAATATATGCCTTCGTTTCAGTTGGTGCGTATTTCTCCCAATCTCCTCTATGGGCAACGATATCGGCATCCACATTTCCAGGACCCCAATTGTACGCAGCAAGTTCTTTCCTAATGTCGCCCCTATAATGACGACTCAAATTGGATAAGTACTGAGCGGCACCCTTAGATGATTGTCCAAAATCGTAAGGATCGGTGATTCCGTAATCCTTAGCGGTGGCATCCGTAAACTGAAATGGGCCTTTTGCACCCTTGGGTGATACTGAATTTTGAACTCCAGCCGATTCGGCAAATTCGACGGAATTCAACAATCCGGATTGAAGGCCATACTGTCCCTCAAGGCCCTTCAAGGTTGACGCATATTTCCCATAATCAGGGTTATTTGGATTAAGGAAATTGTAGTAAGGACCCTGATAAATTGGCTCCTTCCAATCTCCAAACCATCCTCTATGAACATCCTGAGAGAAATTATAGGGATTCGACTTCATATAAGCCGAGCTATATGGATCAATCTTGCTGTTTGGATCGATCTGCTCCTCTGGAAGCTTATATTTGTCAGGAAGTAGGTCAGCGATGAATTTGGCTACCGCCATAACGTCACTTCCAAATGTCTTTATGTCTTCTCCTACTTCTCTGAGAGTTTTTCGAAAATCGTCACTTCCTAGATATTGGGCAAAATCTTTAAGGCTTTCTCCAACTTTCTTGAGATTGTCCGGAGTCAAAACTTCATCCAGAAGAATTTTTGCATCATTCTCCAGGTTTGTAATGAAGTCGCCGAGTTTTGGTCCCAGCTGCGCAAGCTTGGAGGTGAAATAGGTCTCTAGATCCTGTCCCGCTAAGGTGAGTCGTCTAGAAAACGAATAAAGCGCATCCGTGTCCTTATTGCTTATGTTCAAATTTTTGCTATCGCGCTGATAGTTGGCGAGCGCGGATTGAAGCTCGGCAGGCGATGCGGCGCCATTGCGCTGGAATTGCTCCGTTCCTTGGCCGAGATATTGGAAGGAGGGAAGCTGGGCGAGCGTGGGGCGCTGTTCCGGTGCCGTACTATTCCATAGCGCATGCTCCTTCATGGCCAAGCGAACGGCCAGGGTTCCGGCATCAGTCCCCATGATCTCATTCATGGTCAAGCCGGTGGCCTGGGCCAAATAGGCGCGGCCTACATAATCGTTCTTGGCATCGGAGATCTTGGCGAGTGTCGCCTCATCCGAATAACCGCGGCTCGCCACATCCGTACTAAAGGCGCGGAATTGACCGGTCGTCAGACCAAGACCGCGAGCTTGTCGCTGATTTCCCACAGCGCTTTCAGCGAGCCGGTCAATGCCGAAAAGTGCGCCAGCGCCAAGACCGACGCCAATGGCGCCCAACTTGAACAGGAACTTGCCAATACCAAAGAGCGTATCGGCCAATTCCTTAGCTTCCTTGCCCATGCGCTTTAAGCCGGTCTCGCCTTCGCTGGTGACGAGACGGAATTGCTTCTGCGCCTCTACGGCTCCCTTGAGATGCTGCGCGAGATCAGAGGCGTGATTCTTCGCCTGCAGCATGGAGTCAACAATGGCGCCGGCCGCACCCGCCATAGCCTCATGGCTTTCCTGGGCACTCTGTCCAACCTGCTTCCACTCCTCTGGCAACTCCCCCATCTGTCCTTTGAATTGCTGAAACAGCTCAAAGAAAGCCTTAAATTGCTGATCGTTGACATCGATCGAGATAATAGGCTTGTTAGGCACGTCCCGATCCTTTCAGCAATTCTTTCAGCAAAGTGGTCAGATACCGCTCACGGAACTCGCGCGCGGTTCGATAGGGAAAATCATCAGGATCAAAGGCGTCTTGAAAGCCATAAGTCGCCACCTGGTTCAACAGGGACCCGATGACACCACCTTTTCCGAGGTAGTCGCGACCGGCATCGATGTCTGCAAGGAAGCGATGAACTCCATAGCTGACAAGGATGTAACTGATGCTTTCAGGACTGAAGCGGTCGCCGATGCCAACTGACTTCGCATCGCTTTTCGGCTCAGCCAGTAATTGAAGGTAAAAAAAACAATGGAGGACTCCGTTTCCATCCATTCCTCTTCATCCAGAAGATTTTGCGCGATAGCTGCATCCACGGGGATGGTCTGATAGCCATTGGCAGACGGTGCCAGAATGGTGGTGAGGCGCCGAATCTCAGCCAGGAAGGCATGCATGTGATCTTCGTTGGGATTTCCCTTGACATCCACATCACCACGCTCCAGCGCATCCCTGCGCGCCTCGTCCTTAAAGGTGAGTGATGCGATACGGGGGCCGGCATCCATCATGTAGATAACGCCCTTTCCCGCCAGGGCGGCTTTGGTTGCCGCCAGGAATCGGTAATTCGCCTCAAACACTTCGCGTGAAATCGGCGAGTGATAAGCATAGATCAGGACACCTTTCTCATCCGCGCGCGCCGGCAGAACGAGATTCAAAGCCTCATTGATGGTAGCCATCAGGTCAGATTCCACAGATTGTTATTGAGGTAGAACGTGCCGCGCAGAATCAGGCGTACCACCGGATCTTGGCCATCGAAGGCGCCAGGATCGAACTGATAGATCGAGCAATTGTCGAGATTAGCCAGCGGGAAGACGGAACTATCCGAATAGACCTGGATAGGACCGATGACCGAATAGTTGAGTGCTTGCGTCAACCACTGCCCCGAAAGCGCTTGAGTGCGAAGCAATCCAACCGTACAGGTCGCCATCACATAGGGCTCAGGCGAATTGACCACGCCCGTGGCAGTTGGAATTTGATCAGTGAAATTGCCTTCCAGGGCAAGACGAAGCATCGACTTGCCCATGTAAGTCGCTGTGATATTGAGATTAGTGAAATTCGGGACAACGACCTGACCGCGGACACGGTTAAGCGTCCCCTGCTGTACGAGAGGATTGGTAGCCATGATTGATCCTTGATCAGACCGCGAACTGAACCGCGTCGATGTTGAAGGTGACGGTCAGGAAACCGTTTTGACCCACGACCGTTGCGGCAAAACCGCTGTAGATGCCTGCCTGATAATCGTTCGGATTTTGCGTGGTGTAGGTGTTGAAGTCCGTCGAAGTGATGGATACGGACAAGGCGCATCCGAAAGAAACCGCGCTTGAGCCCGTGTTGTTGCCTACGCCAGCAAGCGTATTGATACCGGGCTGGTCATACAGGAGCGGCGGATTACTGTTAGATCCATTGATGATCGCCGCGGCCAAATTCTGTTTGGCATTGATTTGGAACCAATCCACGCCATACCACCAGCTGGCTTGTGAGCCATCCATGAGCAATCCCTTGAAGATGCAGGCATTCGAAATGCCGCCTTCTGCACCCGTCAGGATGATATTGCCGTTACCTGTAAGAATGGCATTGATGGCTGCACTTTGACCGGTTTGTGGCCATGGCGTGACGCCATACAAATACCGATAGGCCATCGGTGCCAGCTTGTTCGACGCCGATGGATTGTTTACCAGCCATTGGTAAAAGAAGGCTGCGGCGCCAAATTCCGTCGATACGGCATTCGGACTGGGCACAAAAGCGAGAACCGATTTCGTGCCGGCGTAGTTGGGCAGATTGGCTTGCGAGGTCGTGACGAAGAAGTAAGTCTTGCTCGTCGGATTCGCATAGTTGGCAGCCAGGATATCGAGTGCACAGGCAAGTTTCGCCGTAGCTGCCGCACCACTGCCGCCGCCGCCCGTGAAGGTCACGCTAGGAGCTGCGGTATAGCCTGAGCCGGGATTGGTAATGGTGACGGAAACGACCTTGCCATTCTGGATGACAGCCGTACCGGTGGCGGTTGTGCCGGACGTCGGCGCGGAGAATGCAACCGTAGGGGCTGAGGTATATCCCGTGCCACCTGCGGTGACTGCAACACTACCCACCTCATCCTGCGAGTAATCCCATGAAGCGGGAACCAGGAAGATATAGAACACACCCGGATTGGCGGTAATCCAGCTCTGAAGCAATGCAATCTGCGCATCCACTCCCACAGCCGTTCCTAGCTCCAGTACATAAAAACCATTAGATTGACCCTGAGCGAAGAACGTTTCGCCCATATTGGTCAATTCCTGATAATTGCCACTGGCACTCAGAATTGAGGTGAGATCGGACAGAAGTCCACAGAACTGATAAGCATCCGTGGCAAGCGTAGTACCTCCCAACGAGATCAATGCGCCGCTGCGCTGAAGTTGGGAAGGAACAGACGCCCGCGTGACGATCGTATTGAGATTGACAATTTGCGGTGTTTGCGTAGTCGCCATGCGAGCGCTCTCCGATTAGGCGTAGGAAACAGAGACGGCGCCGCCGGTGCCGGGATTCACGACGATGCCGTTGGCGCAAGGGAACTCCAGATAGAGCACGGTTCCTGCGGCGGGATAACTGGATGTTTCCTGGAAAACGGCATTTGCCGTAGCAGCGCCGCCCGTGGTGGTGGTGTCATAAACGCCGAACGTGCCCGCGGTGGCGACCGCCAGGACGACGACGCGATAGACGGTTCCAGGCGTGGCCTTGATGACCGTGGCCGCGGTAACGTTGAGCGCAGAACGGCTTCCGCCAGGACGCGGAACAATGGGACTCTGAGGCATGGGTTTTACTCCGTAGTAATGGACGAGAAGCCGGCGGAAAGGATGTAGCGCCGCGCAAAGGCATCCGCCGTGCCTTGGTAATACGAGGCGTCAAAGACAAGCGTTTTCTTCATGGCCAGCGCCGCGATTTCCGATTGCGTGCGCTTGGCGTCCCGAAGTATGGGAGAGGTGCAGAAGCCGAACGTATCGGCCCATGAGGCATCGACCAGCGATTGCAGGAATTGCACCGCTGATTGATTGGTGAAGCCATAGAGCGTCAATCGTACTTTGTCGCGCATGAGTTGCGCGGAGGCAAACTGATTGATGGGTGCTGTTCCTGTCCCCGTTTCCGGTGTTCCTGGAAGCTGGATAACAGGAAAAGCTCCTAGCGGCTCCGTGTCTTCCTCGCCGATATGTGCGACGACATACGGCGGTTTGATATTGTCCGGAACTAGGAATGACGGGTAGACCGGTGCAAAACTATTCTGAGCCAGCCATATCGGCAGGCTATTGCTGACAATCGGCCCTACTGGCAAATCCGCACTAGATTGCACCAGCTGAGAAGCCATGGCGGGATAGACCGCATAGCCTGAGTAATGCCAGAGATCCGCTTGCTGGTAGAACGATCCGCGATCCGCAAAGGCGATCTGTAGCGTGACGCCATCAACCGTCCATGCGCCAATCCATAGCACTGTTGGGCTCACGGAATTGAACGCCGTGATTTCCTGTTTCGCCGTAAAGATAAAGCGATTCGCGGCAACAGTCTGATCTTCGTCCTGGTGGCGATCCGTAAGGTAATGCAGGGAACCGGAGAAATCCTGCGCCTCACCGGTCGCTACCCAAAACACATAGCCATCCTGGGAAAGCGTGACTTTGGTGTACTGCTGAAACGTTATCGACTGATCCGCCGACAGCGTGCTGATACCGGCATCCAGCACCTGCGCCAACTGTGGCGGTGCTTGCGTGGCTTCTCCGATGAGGCCCATTACCGGTCACCCGTCATCCATGCGCGAAAAGCGGCCTGATACAGGCCGGTATCGATGAAGGCTTGGCGCCCCTGTCCCGTATTCGGATTTTTCTTCCGGTGATTGATGCCTTGCGCCGCCGCCTGACTTTGTTGATCGGGAGGCAAGTATCGGTTCATTTCACCGGCATCCAGGAAGTCGCGGAAGCGCTCTTCGATCCGATCATTGACGCTGGAGCCAAAAAGTTGCCGTGCATCCAATCGCGTATTGAGTTCGGCATTCAATCCGGGAACCGGACGACCCTGCGCGATGCTCTCAATGGCACCCGCTGCAGCATCTACGAGACACCGCTCAATGAATCCTTCGTTCAATTCCAAGAAGGTCCGCATGATGTGATAGCGGTCTTCCAGCCAGCCAGCCACATCACCCGTCGTCACCGATCCTTCGCTGTCGGTATATCCGACATCGACGACGCCTAAATTCAGGACGGGCATCAGGTCAATCCAATGACGGTGGGGCCAGCCTTTTGCTCATAGGCCTTATAGGCGCGACCCCAAGGCGTCTTGATGAAATCCAGATCATCAAGCGTCAGGTTCTTGAAGAAATCCGGTACAGAAAGCGTCGTGCTCGTTCCCTGGTCGGTTGAGGTCTGCACCACGCCCGCCACAAAGCCAAGCAAGTTGAATTGCCGACGAAGTTGCGAGAAGAAGGCCAGATTGAACAACCCGGGCGCTGTGGATGCGCCGGGATTCGTTGGCATCGGATACGTAAAGGTATTCGTGCCTGTGACCGTGGCTAAATAGGAACCGTTGTAGGCCATGGGTGCCGCGCCTACGATACTCACATTGAACGTATCGCCGACACTGAAACCCAATGCGACAGTCGTTGTCGCCGTGACCAGACCATTCGCCCACGCAAGACTTGTCAGTCCGAGACCTAGCGTGTCCGGTGCCTGCGAAATCAGCCAATGCAAGCCGAAGTTGTAGACGGCCAGCACATAGATAATACCCGGCACCTCACAAACGTAAGGCGCCGTGTCCTGAGCAATGCTGAGCGCCCACTGAAACCAATCCGACGTCGGCGAAAGAACAGTCGCATTCACGCCCTGGTTTTGGCAGAACGTGATGAAATCCTCGAGATTCGGCGTGTTCGGATTGGTAAAGGCCATGACTTAGACGCCCGGCAGCTTGACGTTAGTAGCGCCATCCGCCGCAACGGTGACATGCAAATGCACTTCATCACCGGTCGGCTTTTCATTCGGCGGTACTTCCTGGATGACTTCCACCTCCGTCACCTGGACATTGCGTCGACGCTTCTTGTCCCGCTTACTGGCGTCGAAGCCAAGGGCGGCACGGGTGGCCTCAGCCGCCGAACGTTTCTCCTGGCCATCCACAACAGCCTCATGGCCCGCAACGATTTCGTCTTCGCTGATGGGACGGGTCTGTCGGTAGAAGATGCCAGGGAATTGCTCCAGCTTGCCGCTGATATCGCTGGCTTTTCGACCACCATACTTCTCAAGCTGGGCAATGATGACATTTTCCGTTTCCGGGCTGAAACGCGCATCCATCTTGACCTGCGAACCTGATGGAATCTGCACGAAGTACGGACGGGTCATTTCCGGCACCCGGAAGTGATGGTTCCAGTTCTGTTTCGTGGTGTTGGCGATATAGAGAGTCATGATCGATCCCCTTAAAGGATCAGGCTCCATCGCTGGAGCCCGAGCATAAAAAAGCCCCTCTCGGAGCCGCCTGTACTGCTGTCGGTAATGCTTACTGGTACTGGAGATTCAGGATGAACAGACCTTCAGGACGAACACCCCAGCCCGAGGACATGCGCTGTTCGTAGACTTCCGTGATGCCACCATCCGGGGTAGGCGTCGGAATCTTCCGCGGCGCCGCCATGTCGGTATAGATCAGGTTGACAGCCTTGAGGTTCGGCTGCAGATCGGCGAACTCATTGGTATTGATGCCGGCAATCGAGGGTTGCTCGATTTCCGAAATGGTCAGAATGACCGCATCGGTACCGCCTGCGCCCTTGCCGATGAGGGTATCGTCGAAGTAGACCTCCAGCGAATCGCCGGCCTCTTCAGCCACCTTCTTAACGACTTCCAAGGTCGTCGCCGTGCCAGCACCGGGGCGCTGATACTGCACAACCTGCACGATGTCGCCGTATTGCCACTGCAGGGCTACGCGCTGCGGTGCAAGGATCTGGATGCGATTGGCGATGCTCTTGCCGGACTGGAACATGGCGGTTTTGAGCGCCACGATCTGGCCCAGCAGCCACAAGGACATCTCACCGTTATCGTAGGTCGATACGGTGTCGTTGCCATTGCTGTCTGGCGGCAGCGTAACCTGGGTGGCACCTGGCGTATTCAGCAGACCTTCGCCATTGGAGGGGTTGTAGCCATACAGTGCACCCGAGCGCATCTGCTGGAAGATGCCCTGGCGACCGGCTAATTCTTGAGCATGCGGGAGCGAAACACTGTAGTTCGCCGCTGCCGCCATATCGTGATGGTCGTAAATGGCACGGGTACGGGCCAGATACGTCGGCGTGCTGTAGTAGGTTGCGGCCAGTGCGGCGCTCGGCAATTCGTTGAACGAGGCCTGAGAAATCTGCGCCGCCGAACGAATGTCGAGCTTGTTGATGTAGACATACAGGTCTTCGCTTCCGATCTTCACGCGCGGCTTGCCGCCCGCAAAGACGCCCAAGAAGCCCGAAGGCTGCGCATAGGTGATGATCAGGTCCGGTTCCGAGAAGCTCGGCGTAACTTTTGCCTGAGCGGGAAAGTAATTGCTCATGATGCCTGCTCCTTAGAGGATGATTTCGGCCACGGCGCCGGCCACCCAACTCGCAACACCGGAGCTGTAGCTGACTACCTTGGAATTGGTGTTCACCGACTTGATCTGCACACTCGCCGGCAACTGAATCGCGCCGGACGTGCCAGAAGCGGTGAGTTGGAACAAGGCCGGATCCCAATACAGCGCTTGATCGGCATTGCCGGCTTCCAGAGTCGAAACCAGCGAAGCGAGGCATTGCACGCGGATGGTCTGACCGGAGCCGATGCGGAAGTAGTTGATGGTTTGGCCCTGCGCAAACAGTGGCACCGAGTTACCCGGAACAATCGTACCGTTATAGGCCTGGTCGAACACGGTGAAGCCATTGATGGTAGCTTGCGAAGTCGGCACCGTCAGGGACGAACCGAAACCCTGCGAGCCATCGGCATCGACGCCTACCGTCACCGGCATGCCTCCCCACAAGGATTGACTCACCGTGGAGGCGATGACACCCGATTCCAGGCGTTGGCGCGTGGAGGGATTGGCCTTCGTCGAGCCGGCATAAAAGCCTTCCGTCGAAACGACGAAGTTGCCAGTCGGGGCCGTGGTCAGGGAGGGATTGAAAGTAATGCTCATGACTTAGCCCCTTAGTTGAACTTGCGGTTGATGCGGGCAACCATGGCCGGAGCCATGAACGGAGCCCACGCCGCGGCGGGATCACCCGTATATTCCGATACGCGGCGACCTGCGCGATCGATGGTGACGTGCTCGAACAAGCGGCCTTCCGGCATGTTGGCCGGCGCGCGCGCGGCGGTCTGCGCATCGGCGTAGATGCAGTTCTCCACTGCACCGAAGCTCACGGCATCCAGCGAATCAAGCTTCACGTCTTTATACGTGGCGCTGTGCTTCTGGAACTTCGCCGCAAGCGCCTTGCGATAAGCCACGGGGGTCTCGCCATACAACGGCGCACGCACGGATTCACCGAAGGCACTGGCGATGCTGTCGGCGCGGGACTGGGCTTGGGCCAACTGATCCTTGTCTTCGATGCTCAGCGGCTTGGTGACGGTGCTGAGCTGATCAGTGACGGAGGCGAGACGCGCTTCGAGATCAGCGATCTTGCGGTTCTGCGCATCGGCGCGTTCTTCGGCTTCACGTTCCTTCTTGCCGTCCTTTTCGGCAGCCTTTACTTCCTCGGCGGCCTTTTCTTCGGCCTTCTCTTCCTTCTTGCCTTCGTCCTCAGCCTTCTTTTCCTCGGAGTCGGCCTTCTTGTCTTCGGCCTTTTTCTCTTCGGAATCCGCCTTCTTTTCGTCCTTGCGGTCAGCGACTTCGCCCTTGTTCTCCAGCGCGTCGAAGCGCTCGTCGCACTTCTTCATGAACGCATCAGCCCAAGCGGGCACCTTCTCTTCTTCATTTTCCACGGTTGATACTCCGTCTAAGTTGACACCAGATGGTTCCCCGCCCTTGTCCCACACGCCTTCTTCGCAGATGGCGAGATGATCCAGGTAGGAGGGTTTGCCTTCAATCAAGGCCGTTGAGCCGTCTTTGAGCTGGACGGCCTTAGTCGAACCGGCGTCACGGAAAACAACCGCCGGGCTTGTCGATGAATGGGACGTCCGCATAAGCGTCGCCCCGTCGTCGTCGAACACTTTCGCAATGCCCCAAGGCTCAACACCTTTCACATAGGGCAGAAACATCGTTCCGATGATGCGTTCCCGAAATTCCTTTGCATTAAGGATCGCGTCTTCGGGATGCATGAAGATCAGCGGCAATCCATTGCAGCGCTGCAGGAATTCATCGGACTGGTAATAGTCCTCTGGCCTGGATACATATTCCTCGGGGTCGGATCGATAACTGACGCCTGATCCCGAAATACGAACATCAAATAGCCAGACGTTTTCGTAACGCTGCGGCGAGAGAAGTTCGCCCTTCGCCATCCGTTTGGCGATATCCAGTTCGTTGCCGGTTACGCGCTTGATCGTTTCCGCCACCTTGCGATGCATAGGCTGCGGAAGGTTATCGGGTGAGAACCATCCCCAGTTTGTATGTTCTTCGTTTAACTCAGGCTCGAAGGGTTCAGGCACATCCTGCAAATAGCAGGTAAAGATGCCCTTGCCCTTCGGTATGGAATTACGCCGCACCGTCCAGCGAATGCCATCGGGACACATCCCGATCTCTTCCATGCATTCGCGTTCTGCCGCCTCCATGGGCGTTTCGCCATCTTCCAGATGGCCACCCGGACTGCACCATTCACCCGTATCCGCGCGCTTCAGTAGCAGATAGAGCGGACCTTTGCGGACGCGAAACAGGATGCCGGCGCAATCGCCATGACTGGCACTATCTTTGCGTCCCTGATCGGCATTGACGAATTCCCTACCAACTGCTTTCGGAATGCCTAGCGTCGAATGCCCGTGCGCCGCAGCTTCCATGGCGCGGTGTTGTTTCTCACTGACGGATGGCATTACGCAGCCTTTAACCTAGTCGCTTCCAGCGTTTCGCGGCCTTTCGCTGTGAGCATTTCAACGGGCAGGTCCCGCAGATTGCGCAGATAGACGAAATAGCACTCGCAGAACACTTCCTCGCCAGGCTGGGTGATCTGATCGATATAGCCGGCGTCGCCGGGTTTCACATAACCCTTTTCCTGAGCCCAGGAGCCGCGCACCAAGTAAACCTTCTGATCGCGTTCCTTGTGATCTTCGCGATAGTTGTAGCCAGGACGGCGCCAATGAGAGCGCCATACTGCAGCGATGGCGCCGGTCTGCTGAGCAATAACCGCACTGACCGAAGCCATTAACTTGTGGCCCTGATCTATCGTGACACGTCGTTCCTCATAACTGAGCTGCTGGAGCGACTTCAGGATGCCTTCCTTGGTGTCACCTTTTTCAACGGCTCGGGAGCCACCTTCGGGGATGGAAGATGCCCAACCCGCGAATCGCTGCAGAGTCTTTTCAATAGCCTGATCGCGATTGAGCTTGATCAGATCAGCGCTCGCCAGAATCCGACTCGTCAACTGCGGGCGAAGGCTGGGAATGACAGCCTCAATCGTCTGCCGCGGCACGCCGGGATGATTGCGCCGCCCCATGCGGTAACTCGTCGCCCGCCTGAAATAGGCATTGAGCGATGCCGCCATGCGCTGCTGCAGCACTTCTGACGAAGGCATGTCCTTGCGCGCCAACACACGAAGACGCTGCATCCATTCCGATAGCTGGCCCGGATAGCGATAACCATGGGTGATGAAGTCCTCCATGGCTTCTGCCATCGCTTGCCGAAAGGATGCGCTCATAAATGAGACGATTCCGGTTCCGGCTTGGTTTCCGTCATCGGTACTGGGGGTTTATAGGCCGCAATGGCCTCTTCATCCAGCTCCAATGGGATGGCCTCAAAGGTCTTGCGTCCATTGAATTGATCGGCTGCCCAGCAAAGCAGGCGGGCTTTGTTCTCGGGATCGAGCTGCGGCGCCATCACCTCTACAAGGGACAAAACCGCCTTCGTCACTACATCGTCAGTCTTTGCCTTCTCAGAATCCGGCTCGACGATGAGGTTGGGCCATGTCGCCGTGAAGTCATTCTTCCACTCATAGAAGGCAGTGGTGTAGTCCTTCTTGCCATACTCGCCTGGATACTTTTTCTGGAGTGACTTGTACCAATTCGGATTCCATGCCTTGCGCATCACGATCTCATCGATGAACCGATAAATCGGAGCGGCGTCTTTGCGGATGGTGTCGATGTACCAAGCGACCTGTTTGGCGTCCTCAGAGCCTTCGCCGAAGCCCTGAGCCAATGTTTCTTCCAGCAGAAGCAGCGCCGGCATATCAGCACCGGTCGCGATGTTCTTGATGATATTGGTACGGGCAAACTCGCCCGCCTTATCCAAATTCATCATATTCAGCGATTCGATGCTTTCCGTATCGCCGATGGATAGCACTTGGTTAGTGCGCGAATCCTTGATGATCTGCCGCTTCGCTGAATAGAAGGCACGCGTGATCTTGTCGATCATCGATCCCGGCGACTTCAGCTTGGCGACAAGCACACCCGCCTTCCGTGTCACCATGTCATCCGTGATCATGGACTGGACAAACGACTTCAGCGGAAAGAGGGGCCGCTGATAGACCGATCGACCGACGAAGCCAAAGGCACTCGTCGTCCATTCGATGTAGACAGGCTGCTCGTTCATCACGATGCAAGCCCGGCTGGGATGATAGGCCTTCCCTGCCACCGAAATGGCTGATGGCTTCAGGAACTTCTTGCTGTTCGGGTCCTGGTTCATCACAAGCGAGCCCGCCGTATTGAGC